CTGTTACAGTGCGCCCCGTCAATAGTGAGCGAACGGCCAACTTCTACCGTACCATCCAGCCGGATAACGTAGTTGTACCCAATACACTGAAAGCCACGGGATACGTGCATCTGATTAATCTCCTTTTTACCTATGTCCAGCCCGGCACGTGTGGCTGAGCAGTGAATTATTATTGAATCTATTTTGTTCATAATAAAATTACATCTATATTTGTGGAGTTCTACCAATGGTAGGATGGTTAATAAAAAATTTATTACAAGGAGTGCAGTGGCACTCCTATTTTATTTTATTTTAGTTTAGTTCAGTTTCTTTTCTTCAGCACGCTAATCCGTTTCCCGTCTTTGAAATACATTCGTGACATGTTCTTATCACGAACAAATCTTCTGTCCATCGAAAAATATCCATGCTTCCCGTCACTGAATACAGCCCTTTCGCCGGTCTTAAACCGAACCGGCATATTAGGCAGTCCATTATTCATGGCCGCCAGTATAAGCAATCTGCGTCTTAACAAACTCATAAAGCACCTCCCATCACAGCTATATTATTAAGAATACTTACCTGATACGTCCTGTTGGCCCTGACAACACTGCTTCCTATCCATTTCACACCTTCAGGAAGATTCAGGACGGTAGGCGTAACACCACTTGAAAACTGGAACATGTACTCATTGGCGATGCCTGGAAAGCCTTTTCCAAATGTGACGTTAAGTACGGATACTTCTCCGAACACATGGAACATGTTCGGAAGAAGCTCGGCACTGACCTCGCCCGTACCAGCATTCACGCTGGATATGCAGCCATTGCCATAATATTCCCCATGGGTATAGATAGCCCGTATCTCCTTGATGTAGGAAACGGAATCAGGCAATATGTTACCGGCTTCCAGTTCTTTCTTGAAGGTGGCATATTTCAAATAATTGTTGAATCTCTTTTTCGCCATGTCATTGGGATTTATGGGGGGCTCTGATAAAAAGCCCCCACATATTATTACTCGGTTTCCTCATTCCATGCAAACGCATCATCAAGATCCTGTTTAGTGGCATACTGCTTCAGAGTCTCGTTCGTTGCATAGCTGGTCAGTTCAGCCTTGGTCGCATAAGTGGAGGAAAGCCCTTCGATAGCCTCACTCAGTGCAGCTTTTGTGGCATAGGTGTTCGCCACATCTACAGCCTTGGCATATCCGGCCAAATCCTCTTCGGTAAGAAATCCTTCGAGGTCAGCTTTCTTTGCATACGCTGTCAAATCGACCGTACCACCCAAGGAATCCCAGTTGGTTTCCACACTTGCCTGATTGGCCGTTTCTCCGATGTAGACGAAGTTCGTTTCAGCCGGATATTTCTTGCCGTTCAGGGTAACTTCTGCCGTAACGTTATATACGTGGCCTTTCGATACAGAAGACACCCCTTTCAGGGCACTAAGGTCTGCCAGAGTACCCTTTGGCACATATACGGCACCAAGCGCGTTGACCTTGTTTGTCAGTGTGTCAACCAGACCTTTCAGAACTTTACCCTGCTCGGCGGAAAGTGCCTTATTAGTCCCACCTGTTGTAAGGTCGTTGATAATCTGGATAAGAGTCTGTGCACCAACGTCAAGACGAAGCCAGCCGCTATAGTCTGCCTGAGTGATTTTTGTCATATCCTTCAGAACATAAAGGGCAGGTTGGCCGTCTCCGTTGTTTCCAACAACAACCAACATTCCATTATAGGTATTTTTCCCCGAATATGTAGCAGCCGCAATAAGGTCTGTCTTGTTCGGCACGAGCTGACGGGCATCAAGCGGAGCCTGACCACCCGGCTCGAAATTCACTGCAAATGCGGCAACTCCGGCAGGACGGTTACCAGTAGCGGCAGCCATAGGCATTACACTGTTCATCGGAGAGATGAAAGGAACTTCACGGCTGTTTCGTGCAAGCATCGCTATTATTTCATCCGTGATTTCCTCGCCGTTGTATGTGTCAGGTTCATCGACCAACTTTTTTCCAACATCTGCAACAGTGAAACGGAGCTGCAAAGCACCGGACATAGCTCCTGTAGTGGTAAGCTTCTTATAGGCAACGTCCGTTCCCTGTACCTGTTTGTTCCCTGCATCCGAAGTAGTGTACTTGTCAGTGCCAAACACTTCCCATTTGCCGGAAACAGTGTTGTAGAACTCTACCTTTGTAACATTTTTTGTTGCCGGGAAATAGAACTCCAGACGCTTGCCTGTGCTTGCCTCGGATGCGAATTTCGCTCCAATAAGAGTATCGGTCCATTTCTGTAAAGGCAGTTTCGTATCAGGAGTAACAGTGCTTGGGAAATTGGTATCACCGGCTGAACTTGATGCAGATGCACCGTTACAGAAATACGGATAAGTACCATAAAGATACACTGCTCCCGATTTAACTATACCTACAGGAAGTGGGTTAGGTGAAACTGTTGCCTTGTTCCCTTTGGAAGTCAGCAATGTGTCACCTGCGCCATGATGAGCCTGGTAATTGTACTGCATCGTACCGAGTGTAACTTTCGTCGGCAATGTCTTGTTGCTTGTACTGTTTCCTACATAGATGAAAGACTGGTCATCGGAGATAAGTTCTCCTGCACGGTTCTTGTTTGTCTGGCCAACAACCGTACAATTACCACGGTTAAATCCTGTCTGAATCTGTTCTGCGGTAGGTGCGCTTTCACCAACCTCCAGAATCTTGTTGGCGGTAAAAGGAGACTTGAATGATATTGTTGCACTTGGTGCCTGTACCGTCGGCTGGATTTCCTCAAAGAGAATATCCTCGAAAATCTGGCTCAACGTCTTTGTCTTCAAGGTCTCGACCTTTGTCCCAGCCGGAAGACCTCCCAGTTTCGAAGGAGTGGCAAGGCTGTCTGGCAATGATGTCTTGAACCTGATGAGTTCCGTCAGATCATATTCGGTCTTGCCTGATGATTTGGTAACGATAAGTTTATTGCTGCCTTTGTCAAAACTGACATCTGTGACACCGCTTCCTCCATAATTCACACCGTTCATCAACAGTTCTTTGGTGTCGGTTGCAAAATAGATAGCATCCAGATGTTTTGACGCTGCATCATAACGGGCCTTTAAGCCCCTGTAGAATTTTAATTTTGTTGTTGCCATAAAAGTCTGATTTTAACTGTTTGTTTCTTCATTCCATACTGCTTCTGTTATCTCCTCCCATTCTCCATCCTTCCGGCCGTATATCTTCCCGTCTTTTGGCGCATCAGGAATGGGAATGCTTCCACCGGTTGATATGTCAATGGAAGAAGCACCAAGGTTGACGGTGGCCATTTCAAGGTTAGGGACACTTATGCTGTCCTCTTCACAAGTTGTTGCAACAAGCCTGAAAGCCTCACACATGTCAACGGCAGTCTGTCCTTCCTTACCATAGTTCTCCCACAAAGTCAGCGAATACGTACCAAGGTGTTTGTGGTCCGTTCCATGAAAAGTAAATTTCAGCTTGTTTCCCTGGTATATCTCAAAATGGAAATCGAGAAATCTGCCTAGAGGATTCTTCAGCATGAGTTTCAAGTCCCTTCCTTCCAGTGGAACAGGCTCCTTGTTCGTGAGTATCTGCCAGGTGAAGTATATATCTTTCCCTATCCTTATCTTTCTCATATCAACTAGGTCATGAAACTTATTGTCATAAGTAATATTATGATTACGGAGTAGATGATTTCCGCTATCAGGCGTCTATCTGTCTTCTTCATCCTTTGTAACTTTTTCGATAATTTCGCCAGCCGTTGTGTACTTCTTTTTAATGTAGCCCACCAGCAGGCGCTTAATGGAAGCCTTGTTCTTGATTCCGTGAATTTCACATACATGTTCCATGATTGAATCAAATTCAAATACAATAGCTATCCCCAGTCCGCACATTGACGATGTCGTATAGGAACAAATACCTACAGGCTGGAGAATAGCAACACCAAAACCGAATCCCAACACTAAATACGAATTATATTCGATGAACTTGCACATCGTTCGGCGGCCTGCTCTGGAAAAGCGGAAATCCTCTCCTCGCTTGACCACGCTGTCAATGATACCAAGGACAAAATCCGCTATAATCATGGCTACAATGAAGACCAGCATCCAGCGAAGCTCAAAGACAACGCTTCTTATCTCTCCTACAAAGGAGTAAGCCCCGGCAACAAGAATCTGCGGGGCTATGACGGTTATAAGGTTCTGCATCACTCCTTATTTACCTTACCACCGAACAACCTGGACAGCCATTCACTTGTTACAACCGACACGATACCAGTAGATGCCAGGGCGACAAATAACGCATCAATCAGCACAACCCAGACACTTGCATCTGCAGGAGGAAAACCGAGATTCATCCACCAGCTGAAAAAAGTAACAAGCATACCGACAACTGCTGTCACCCACATAGTCACCCACTTGTTCATAGGATTGGATAGCTTCGAAGCGATAAATCCTACTACAGCAGGAACCACGACCGTAACAAGCCCGGTGAAGCTGGCAAATCCGGTCAGGAACTCCGGAACGGAAGGTTCTACACTAACGGAAGTCTCCGCGAAAACACTCACTACGCACATCAGCAGTGCGACCATCATGAAAACGAATCTTTTCATCTTACTAAGGTTTTAGATTAAACAAAAAATGCCCATAAGCGCATCCCAACTTAATGGAACACGCTCATGGGCGTAACTACTATTTCACACACAAAACTACTCATTTACCATCCTTTTTCAGCGAAGGTAAATGATATAAAAACGAACAAAGAATAAAAGGTTTCAAATCGACTGACACGCCTTGTCAGTAAGTTGGTAGAAGCCGGGTAGAATAAGCAAGCTAGTTACTATTTTCTACCCAATTTCTACCACTCAAATAATTTTCAATACAGCTTTCTTTATTTCAGTTGTTTTCATTCATACCCATAAGTCCTGGCGGAACTTATTGGAGTTGTTTCAGCAGAAAAAGATGGGTTAATGGCGCGATCTGGTTTTCTCAGTGCAATTGGATTAAATTTGGAAGGTGATGCCAATAACGTAAATAACGGAGTTTATAAATTTGACTCACAACAGGACAATATGCCTGTGAATTATGGCATATTAGTTGCATTTTCTTGTGACGGATGGATTCGTATGCAATTATGTGCAGGTGGAGATAATGGATTAGCATATATAAGAATGCATTATAATAGTTGGACATCATGGAAACAAATTTAAAATGAAAAGCTGTCTGAGTCAGATAGATCAAGAAAATACAGATAGCTATTTTCGCATAAAAGCTGGAGAAGATACAAATCCTGCATATATTTTTGTAACTGTATTGGGTATTAAATAGCCGTAGTATAACATGCGTTATATGGCAATGCTCTTCCATTCATTCCACTTCCCGTCAACATGATTGTAAGATCTAACCATTAAAGAATAGCCACCATAGGACATTGACTCCTGAATGCATGAATCGCCACATTGAATCGAGAAAAATGGGCCAGCTTGTGGCGTATTAGAATAAGTCGTATATGTGCCCACTTCATTAATATCGTGATAATTACCTTTTTCGAGAAACCCAACTCCCATCAGTCCCGCCAGAACTGACGCAACCTGTTCTTTTGTCATCAATCCGATTGCATTTCCAGCGGCATTCACGGCCACAAAACTGGAGATGTCTTCCAAAGCTGGGAGAGCCAGTGTAGACTTCTTCAAAAGTTCCGTTTTCGACACCTTATGCGGCACGCCGTTTGTATCGTACACCTGTACCGTTTCACCATCTTCTTCCGTTGTCTGATTCTTCATACTTTCTGTATGTTTCAATAGATTGTCAGTTTCTTCACCTGTAAAGCTTAATACAAAATCTTCTTCTGCTGCCATAATTGTTTTTAATTTATAGTTATTAATGATATTACCAACATTGTATATTATAATTATCTCATTGCATCATTAAGCCCAGCAAGAAACCATGGAAGAAGCGACGCTGCATGATGTCTTACCCTGTTAACTTCATCATCTGAATATTCAGTATTGTCATCGCTTGAAAAAATTTTCTCAGCCAATTTTAAATCAGCAATACCAACTCCTGTCACATTGTAAATGTTATCTGCAAACATTTCTCTGACATCAATCTCCACGAAATCGGATTTATCTATCTTCGTGTACTTCTTAAATTTCTTAAAATCTATTTTCATGATTAATCAACTAAAATTCCATTTTCAAAAACCAGGCTATATCTTGAAGGTATCGAGCCATTCTGTATAGTCCATGATATTGTTCTCGTTGCTCCTTTTTTGTATGTATATGATCCATCGGCTTGCAATGACCATCCGGTACCAAACTCATTAGACAATATCGTATTGGTATAAAGATTTCCGTTCACATGTACTCCTCCGTCAAAATATCCGGCATAAGTATTAGAACTATGTGGCTTGCTAGTACCGTTCCTTGAAGCATAGATACATGCTCCACCGTCATTGCTTCCAATTATTTTAACCCCAAATTTCCCGTCAGTCGCACCATTGAAATTTATGTCAATCATACCACTGTTATCATCCGTAGGAACACCAATCCGTATACTCCTGCTATCATTGCCGAAAAAATCCCTTCCCTTCCAATTCAAGGAACCATTGTCTATAGTGAACCCTCCAATCTTAGCACCATCGGCAGATATTTTTCCGGAAAAAGTACCTTTAGCGGCTTTCAGTTCACCCGAAAATGTACCGTCTGCACCATCCAGATGTTTCACTTTTAACGAGTTTACATCTATGCACTCTGTAAGAAGAAGTGGTTTCCCATTTTTAACCGTAAACACGGCTATTCCTTTCCCTTCAGAACTTTTAATTTTAAACTTATCTGAAGAAATAACAATCTCATTTTTTTCGATGTCAATACCCGTAGCACCAAGTTTAATTGAGATATTTTTCTCTGCTACATCTACAACGCTTTCACCATTTGACAACAATATTCTTGCTGCACGTACCTCTATTTCTCCAGAAGCAAGTCTGATATAATTTGTCTTGTCCCTATTACCGATATATGTCTTTCCATAAACATTAAAGTATCCTTCTTTAGTTAGACGATCATATCCGATTGAAACTATATCTTTCCCGGAGAGGGAGTAAGAACTTATCCCCTGATAGAAGGTAAGAGAAGGCGCACCATCTCCATATGCAGACAACACGATTGCAGCCTGATAGTCCGGGTCGGCTATGTCTCCAAGTTGTACCATCACGTCACCCACTTTGGGTATATCGCTTCCTTCGTCACAATGATTCACGGATACATCTATCCAGTTATCACCAACATTTTGCACCAGACGCCACCAATAGTGATTGGATACGCCGTCATATGCGCCTTCCTTAATATTAAAGGACTGTGAGCGTACTAAATTCCCTGGCTTAAAACGATTTTCTATGGCTTTCTCACCATCATCTGCAAGGAAGTAACAGCGATAAACAGAACCATAAGTTCCAGGAGATGAGTAACCTCTTTTCCCGTCTGAGAACTTGACTCCTTTACCATCCTTGAAACGAATTCCCTTTTTTTCTATAAACTCGACCTTAGTAATCGTTGCTCTGGCCCCGCTGGCGTTGAACATGAAGGAAGCTCCGGCCAACTCGGTCTCCATTATTGAAAGTAACTGGAAGATAGCTTTCTTGCGCACGTACAGTTTGTCAATCCATCCGACAGACTCGCCGCCCTTTTCTGAAGAGAATGACATACCAGCACCCATCATACCGGTCACGAAGTCAATTGATTCCAGGAAAGGAGATATGATACCGCCAAGAAGCTTAATGAGATAGTTTGTCTGGTCTTCCTTGTCCTTTCTCAATAATGTTGCAAGTGACCGTTTTGCCGAAAATACGTTACTGTCCGATGGGGCAGTAGAATCATTGGTCTTAATCACATATATGCTACTTCCTCCGCCTCCAACATAAGTATGCCCTTTATACGTAATCGACTCCAGTTTCTCTTCCACATCATTAAGGCGAGAGTAGGGCATACTTTCCCCAATAGTATATACCGGAGAATTCCATGGAATGTCAAGGTTAAACTCCCATCCGAGAACACGGCTTTCACGGCCATTCTCAAAAAAGGCTTTATTGACCAGGTTTATCTTTTGCCCGAACTCGAAAAAGCGTTTCAGCTTGTCTTCATTAACCCATTCTGACCGGAGGGTAGTGTAGTATGTACCATCGTCCTTTTTTCGCTGGTCTGCTATCTTCTGTGCCTTCTCTTTCAGTTCCTGCTCCGCGTCCGGAATCATTTGTACAGAAACAAACTTTGGATCAAAACCGGAAAGGATATACTTGTCATCATTTTCAGGATATATGGTATCATCCGGCAATGGACGTCCGTAGTCTTCGCTGCGGACAATTTCCCAAAGCTGGCTTCCGTTGTTGTCCGGGTCAAAAATAACACCGAACTCCAATCCATTCATTTTGCCGGACTGAAAGATAATTGTCAGCTCTTGTCCCGGAAGTATGTAGTCCTTGGAGAAATTCAGGCCAGTATCACGATAGCGATAGTAAGTCACGGTTTCCTGACCTCCGTCTTCATTTGTAACGGTTTCCGTCCTCGTAGATACACTTGACATCGTACTTTCAAGTCGGGGATATACCTCGTCAAATACCACGATGTCTTCAATTGCTTCTTCCTGGCTCATGTCAGGATACACATCTATGTATGGCGTACCAGCGGGAAGCATAAGTCGTCTTTGCACAACTCCGTTTACTACCGTCTGCTCTTCAATGGAACGGTAGTTCTCAGGTATGTTTCTTGTAGATCCGAATGCATAAATGCGGGTGGCATAAGTGCCTTTGCTCTCACTGCGAGTCATGGCAGACGCTTCAACCCCTAACTCGATTTTGACGGCATCACCGAATTCGTTTCGCCCAAAATGAATTACGTTGTCCGTTATCCAGCAATCACAGTTCCACTTATCCTCACCCGCCATTGAGAATAAGGCATCCAGCAGGTTCATATTGTCATACATCATTGCAACTGCCTTATTTTCTACTGTTGAATCTATTTCAAATACGAATTCTTTTCCCTTATAGGTATATCCCAAAGCTTTCAGGTTACGTAAGAACACACCAAGCTGTACATCAAGGGCTGCGGTAAGAGACCATGACGCTTCATATCCAGCATGTTCAGGAGTGTATTTGAAAATTTTGTTTTTCCACTTCCAGTAGTAAGCATCCAGTTTCAGCTCATAATCATATCCACCAGTAGAAGCATTGAAAGAAGGTTTCTGCAGGTCTGTTACCTCATATACTTTTGAAAGTAAGCCGCCCAGTGAATCATCCAGAACCCCAGAAAGGTCTACATAATCTCCAAGTTTAAAATATATCGGTTCAGGCACGGAGAATGGGAGAACGATGTAGTCCTCTTTCATCAGTGTAAACTTTCCCTTCGCCCCTTTGTTGATAGGGGTGGAGAATCTTGTCTTTCCGGATATGTCCTTAATTTCAATCATATCCCCAAAGTTCATAAATAGAAAATGGAAGCCCTAAAAATCCGGACTTCCATTTGAAACAATAAAGGAAATGTTCGTTATTCGCTTCTGTCCATGGGATTCGGTTCGCAAAACTTACTTGAAACCTTACCGAAACACCTGTCAATACTCAACCCGTAAGAAATGCTCTTACCCAGGTAAACCAGCTTGTAGACTTCGTTTCCAAGAGTTGGGATTTTGATGTTTACGGTTCCTTTCTCCAGTTCTGACTGAAAAGATTTCTTCTTTGTCCGATAGTCGCCTTCTGAGTTTCCTTCTATGGTGAACTGGAGAGTGATTTCACGCGATGCTACTTTTGCATTGTCGGTTATCATTCGCTTCCCGTGCTCCAGCCGGCTCTCATCTTCGATGTAATCTTTCATCTGATTGAATCCGTCGATAGCATCGAGAAAACCGTCGCCCATGCGGACACCCCATGTGCTCCAGGCATCCTTCCTGTTAATAAATAAATCTCCTGTCATAATCTTGATGTATTACGTTTTACCTCTGAAATATCTGCCTTAATATCTTTCAAGTATTTGGCTGAGTCTTCAGTATTCTCTCTGATTTGCTGTAACTCCAAATAGGAATTGGCCAGGATGGTACGTGTCTCGTCGGCAATGTTGTACAGACCGGTTACTTGTGATGTCAGGGAGCCGATGGAACCTCGCAGTTCGGTAATAGCTACCGTTTGCTGCTGTTCTGCCGTCTCAATACGAAGATTGGACTCATACACGGCTGTAAACCGCCCACTCAGTTCCCCGGCATCCTCGTGCGTCATTTCTGTACCGAATCCGCGGCTGGAGGCCGACTGCTGGGAACTGCTGCCAGCCTTGTCGTATCCGGTAGCTGCGGCAAGTTCATCCCGTAGTTTCAATGCTTCATTCACGTACCCCATATATTCGTTTTGGAGTGAATTACGTTCACTCTCACTCAGGTTTCCGTCCTTCATACTTTCACCGAATCTGTTCCACCAGTCTTCCAGCTTCTGGCTGTACATGTTACCGATTTTATCTGAAAGCATGGCACGCATAAAGTATTCGGATAGGTTATCCGCAAAATCTTCCGCCGAAGCATCCATATCCATGAGAGTATCTATGAAACTGTCATACATGGAATCAAAACTTATTCCGGTAAGCTGTTCGAAAAGCCCTTCTTTCAGTTCTTCGAGGTTTCCGGCCAGATCTGCATATTCACCTAGTGCTTCAACGACACCATTCCCATAGCCTCCTTTCCCTGAATCGGCCATTTTCTGCCACAAATCCACATTCTGACGTAATAAATCCATCTGCTCCGGAGACATCTGCCACAAGGAATCTGTACCTGTGAACTCTGCCATGACATTTTCCCGAATCCATTGTATGTCACTTTCCGACCAGCCCATGTAATAGGCCCAGCTATGATGTTTACTGTGATAGCCAGCATTGGCCTGCGCTTTTGAAAGGACATTCTTGTTGTATTCCTCCTGATACTTGATGGCTTTATTGTACTCTGCTACGGATTTCTCGCTTCCCTTGCTGGATTTCATTTCTTCTGTAAGGGATTCGATGGCAGACTGCAACTTTTCGTTTCTGTCCGTGAGTCTGTTGATTGTATCCTGCACCTCTTTTTCGTTTCCTCCAATACTGAAGAGTTTGCTGAATCCTCCGAAAGTCAGGGTATCCCATATTCCACCTACAGACTTAAAGACACTACTGAATATGTTACCTATGAAACCATCCAACCCCTGTGTCCCGATGGCATCTAAAAGAGAAAATGCAGCTCCAATTATACCTCCAAGTTTCTCGCTCTCTTCTGCAAATATGTCTACTATATTTCCGGCCAAATCACCGACCTGAGAGAGGGAAATTTCAGAGTTTGAACCAAGCTGGGTAATGACGTTCGACAATGTGACAAGGTTGCTTGTCGTTTTATCTGTCGACTTTTGTACATTGACCTGAGCGTTCTGCTGTCTTTTCTGGGCATCATTCAGTTTCTTCGTGGCAGCTTCCTTCTGTTCATCTGTTCCGCTTCTCATGGCTTCGTTGTATTCCTCCTGAGCTTGTGACAGCTCTTCCTGTGCCTTGGCCAATTCGCTTAACTGTTCGGGTAGGTCGGCCAGCAATCCTCCTTTATCGATAAGAGTTGACTGGATGTTGCTCAACGCCTCGTCAACGACCTTCTTCTGGTCAACGGCCATGTTCTTGTATTCATCTGAGTTCTTGAACTCCCTAAGCTGCTGCTTTACCTTGTTCAAGGATTCTTTGGATACCTTGTCCAAGTCACCGAAGATAAGTTCCCAGTTGATTCCCTGTTTCAGCTTCTCAAGATCAAGAGAGGAGAGGGCTTTATCCATTTCTTTCTGGAGTATGTCCTTGTCTCCCTGAGTAGTGGCTTCCGAGATTTTACGGGTGTACTCAGCTATGATTGCATCACGTTTCTGCATAAATGTACCGTAGCTTTTCAGGTAGCGTTCATTAGCCTCGATTGCAGCCTGATTTTCGGCTTTCGTAATTTCGGCCAGCCCTTTTTCACGTGACTGCATGGCATTAGACGCACGACTTCCTAATACTTCCCGCTGTTCAGACGTAAGCTTTCCTCCTTGCGCATCTTCCCATTTTTTGCGCTGTTTCCTAATTTCATCGATTTCTCGCTGGTAATCCAGTTCAATCTGTCTGCGCTTCTTTTCAGAACCTTCTTCCATCAGGTTAATTTCGTTCTGTTGATTGGTCCTAATAAGTTGTAAAAGTTCATCAGAAAGATTTTGCTGGCTATCTACGACCTTCTTGTTTTCTGATTTGTAGCTGATACCAGTAAGTGTTTCCAAGGTTTTTTCTGTACTCTGCAACTCTTTTTCCTTTGCCTTGATAGCAGATTCTACGGTTTTACCGGCTTCTGCCTGTAATTTTCCGCTACGAAGGTCGGCAATCTCTTGTTTGAGTGTCTTGATACGTATGGTGGCATTTTCTACTTCTTTGGATATGGAAGACTGTGGGGATTCTTTATTATCGGATAAAGACGATTTCTCAATTTCTTTTTCCAGTTCAGTGATGGCAGAAACCGTTTCGCCTAATTCCTTGTTTACGGAATCCAATTCTTTCTTGGCCTTATTCGTACTATCTTTGAGCTGATTGTTTACTGCACTATTTTGAGAGAATACGGCCACACCTGTATTGACTCCTCTGTTTTGTAATGCGCTTCCAGTCATTGTCACAGATGAATTGTACAAAGATTTAGCCTCATTGTAATTCTCCGTAGCGACTTTCTGCTGCTTTTCTTGAGTCCGTTTTTTGCGATACAGTTCCTCCAGTTCTTCCTGAGCAGCCTTCATCCGTATCTGTTTTTCCAGTTGCGTAAGATAGGATTTAATGGCCTCAGTGTTGTTGTTTATCAGTCGACCCTCTTCATTAAGACTGGCATTGTAAGAAGGAATGATGGTCTGCAAATCAGACAAGGCTTTCTTCTTCTGGTCAATGGATGAAGTTTCCCTTTTCAATATGCCGGACAACCTGTCAACTGTTGCCGCCTGCTTGGAAAATTCCTCATCGGTCTTTTTGTTCACCGAATTCAGTGTCTCCTGCGCTGCAGTGGCTTCATTGGTCCTCTTTGTGAACATGTAAACCGCCGTACCTATTCCAACAAGAGCTGCCAACAGAGCGACATACACATTGGATTTCGAGGCCAAATTGAAAGTCTGTTGTGCAGCAGTAGCCAGTCCCAACTCCTTCCTGTACATTCCAATCAGACGGATACTTTCGATGAATCCGACCGCTTTCTGCGCTACGGCTGCTGCAATCAAGGCAGCTTTGTAGCTTCCGTAAGCTGCAATCAGTCCTCCCATGACAGACAATACATCATCAAGACTTTCCACTAAATCCTCTGCTGTACCAATTCCAAACTCAAAAACATCCTTATACTTGTTCCCGAACTCATTCATTTTCTGGAAGAGGGTATCTTCGATATTCGATAATCGTTGGGGCCACGTCCCGGCGGAACTTTCCATAAGGTTGGCAAATTTCCCTCCTTCGGATGTCATGTTTTTGAAAGCCTGTTCAACTTCCTTAAAGCCGACCTTGCCTTCCTTCACAAGTTCACCTACCTGGTCTTTGGAAACTCCTAATACCTTGGCCAGTTCTTCGTAGATTGGAATACCTCGTCCGGCGAATTGACGAATGTCTACTGTCATGGCTCTTCCTTGCGTTCTTAGTGTTCCATACAGATAAATAAGTTGACCGATAGGTATCTGCAATCCGGAAGCCACATCTCCAAGCATAGAAAGTTCATTTACTACATTGTCGGCAGAGGAACCGTATGCCAAAAGCTGTTTTGCTCCGGTCGCTACATCATCAAGATTGAACGGTGTTTTGGCTGCGAACTGAACAATATCGGCGATGAGTTGTTCTGCTTTCGATTTGTCCTGAAGGATTGTTGAAAGAGCTACCTGTAACTGTTGCATCTTTCCAGTTGCTTCAATCACATCGAAGCCGAATCTCTTTATCGCCACCAGTCCACCGATTTCAGCAGCAGTACGTTTTAAAGAATCTGTCAGTGATTTTACAATCTCATCAGCATTGTTTGTTCCACTGGCAAATTCTTTGTATTCTCTTGTGAGTTTTCTTACTTCGAGTCTGTTTCTCGCCTGCTGGTCTTGTAACTCGCCAAGGGAATATCTCTGCTCGTTCAAGGCTGCTTTAGCAGTGTTCAGTTCAGCTAATTTGGCTTTTGAATTAGGAGAATACTTACCCATCTTTGAATATTCATCAGACAGCCGTCTGACATCATCCTGCGTATCACGAATGATTTTCCTTTGTTTGATGATTTCCTCCGTCAGCTCATCGGAGGCCTTTGACGCAGAATTAAGCTTTTTCTTCAAATCACTTTCCATCACAGCACCAGCTTTAGCCGCCTCAGTCACCAGCCCCATCATCTGCTGACGGGTGGATGCCAATTGCGTTTCTAAAGCCTTTGCAGCTGTAGGAGACTTGTTTACGTCCATCTTCTTGAGCTGGGCTTCCAGTCTCTCACATTCCTGTCTCAGCTTGACAACCTGCTCCCAGTCAGAACTGACTTTAAAGTATAGTGTAGCCATATCTATTTCTTGTTTCTTCTTCTGCGTGAAGCCATGTCCTTACCATTCACCTTTGTAACCTTGGTTCCGGTAACTGCATGGAGCTTGTCACGCTGCATTAATACTAAATTCCTGTATGGTATCTCATAGACCACTTCTCGGTATGACAGATGCAGATTTTCCATGAACGATGCAATCTGCCCCAAGAGAGTTTCATTGCCTACAACCTCGGTTTCGCTGCCAGTAGACTTACGTTCCTCGCCAAGCTGACAGCTTTGAGAAAAACCTTTGAGTCAATCATAGAGAGTGCTTCATCTAAAGCATTTACGTTTTCTTCGTATGTTCCTTTGGCTAACTCTTCACTCAAGTTTTCGTCACCAGCTATCAGCCAGGAAAGAGCCCTGCTGTAGGCCTCACTTTCTCCCAGGGAGAGAAGAACTTCTTTCAAATTGTCTGCTTCTTGTACACCTGACAAATGGGAGATTGCTCCGGCCAGTTTGTTGATAGTAGGAGGGTAGACCGTGTAGGCTTTCCCAGCGACAAACACCGTTCTGAAATCACTTCCGATAATGGATTCAGTTACTATTTTTGCTCCTTGATTCATTCTGATAAAAGATAAAAATTAAGGGGTGAAGCCATAAAGCCCACCCCTGTTATGGAATTCAATCTCTACCTATTGGATAGGCATTAAGCACCTGCTGTTACTTCAGATGAGTCAAACCAGTATTCCGGTGCAACTTCTGCATTTTGTGGTTCCAGTTCCACCGCACTTACAGGAATACCGACAGCCTTGTCTGTTGTGGCTTCACGTGCACCGATGTCAGCACGGGGAATCACACAATACTGGTCATCGTCAGTCAAAGCGACAAGTAACTTCTCAATGTTTACCTTGCCTCTTGCTCGTTTCCAACCCTTATCAGTGTTAATAATATCACCACCCATAAGGTCTTTCTTAGTAGGATAGTCGTATTCTCCAATAGTGAAGTTTACAGTAACATCACCCATTTCCTTATCACTTCGATAAGTCTGATTCGTGAGCTGGTTCTTGTAATTTGTACGACTTGCTTCTGCTTCTTCAATCGTCCATGTATCCTGATGGATATTCTTGATTTCTTTCAATGCTTCACCCTGTAAAAGAGTATGCAAGGCTTGTCCTGTCAAATCTGCGGTAATCTCGCTTGTTTCGCCATACCAAAGCTTCTTGATATTCGCGGCTGTGACTTTCTTTGCTTCTGCCATATTATTTCACATTTAAAACTTCAAACAAAATTCTTACATTCACATAGTGACACTTTAAAGCAGTGTCCTCCTCCGTTCCAATTGATTCGATAGAATAATGATAGGTTGTACCGTCATAGCGACCGGTAACACCGTCAAACAATCTCTGTGCCTGCTTCTCCAGTTCGTTCAGCCGGATGGTATTGGCTTCGCCTTCCTTCAAATCGGGAACACAAATGTTCACCTCGACGAAAGATTTCTTCCAGTATGTGCCCGGCTGTTGCTTCTTGGCGTGAATGACAATCCTTTCGGACTTTATCGCCCCTGTCAGCTTCTTGCCATGGGGAACGATATCAATCCCGAAAGACTTGCAGTCACGGTAGAGAATGTTCGCTATGTCAGTAGTTACTATCATACAATAAGATATTGAATATTATTATCATACTGAAGGAATACATGAAAAACCAGTTCTCCAAGTTGAACAGTACCTGCAAATCTTTTGTCTGACAAATCTTTATCAGATATATTTTGTCCTGTTGCATACATAAAAATATCCACTAAACACAATTCTTTTTGACATTCATCTACTACTGCCCACAAGCAAATTGCATTCCGTTGTGCTTGAATAGATAATATTCTTGCTCCGATAGGCAGACATAATTTTGAGTGGTCTGCGACCATCAGTTCATACTTGAATATTCGTTTCATTTGATTTCCTCCTTTAATCGTCTCTCAGCATATATGGCTGCACCAGTCAAGACTTCGTAACCTTTGGATTCAACGAACGAAGCATATTCAGCTTCATTCCTTAACTCCAGTCCATCATCCTGAACTGAGTATTTGTTTGACTTACGGAGCGTTCCGGTCCGGTTCTGGTAACTTCCGTTCTTCACAGCGTAATCGACAGCTTCCTTGCCAACTTTATCTTCAACAGATTTCACCTCGGCATAGCCTTGCTCGAAAAAGCTATCCACGTCCGAAAAATCAAATTTTACAGCCATATCTCTGAGTAACCAAAATAGTTTGTATTCTTCACCATGTAAACCTTGCCAATTCCACGGATATTCTTACCGTCCATACATCTGACCTCATCACCAGCCTTCAGTGAGGTTTTCTTCTCACAGACTACGTGATAGTTCGGTCGGTATACCTTGCCATTCTCCGAAGTAAACTCCTTGGTTGAGTTATCGTCGCACCGGCACTTACATACGTCCTGCCAGCTTTCTCCACCGGTTCCGGGAATGGGCCGGCCGAACTCGTCTGTTTCCATCGGAGTAAAGACCTTAACCTGTAATGTATGTGGGGCAAATATCATAGGAATCTGACTTTAGGTTTATCTGACAGCGTGTCTTCAAGACCATACTTCTTGCACAAGAAAGAATAGTATTCCTTCAAGCCTTTTGTATCCCATGACATAGAGAAACCGTTCTCGCTGATGGAAGTGGCACGGAGTAATAGAGAGGGGATGAACTTCGCCATAGACACCGAAACAAGTCCGATGTTTGACGGGCCCATCTCATCCTCTCCGCTTACTTCTGAAGACAAACTTATCTCCAAAAGGTCAGCCTCCGACAAGTTGATGCCGAAGGTCTGAAACTTCTGTGATATGTAGTCGTTTACTGTCATGCGTTCATGGTTGACAAATCAAAGTTCACAATCAGGTTCGGGTTCGTAATCTGCGGAATCCACTCTGCAGTGTATTCCAAATAACGACCGTTCTTGTCCTTGTAACCGGAAATAAGCATATCACCGTCGGCTTGGGTATAGTTACGTCCCGGTACGCCATCCACTGCTTCGTACGGAGTGTGGAAGCGCATGTAACCAACCTTATCCTGCGGAAGCAAGGTGATACGGTCGTCAGTGTAAATCTGCACGTTCTTTCCGGTCTGGTCTTTTACGTAATCTTCCTTGATTTCAATGGCCGGAAGCCCGATGCCAGTGAACACTTGGGAAGCCAGTTGAGAGGTAATCAACCCGGTTGAAAGATACATCTCATTACTGGTAAGCTGCATCTTGAACTTGTCACCAAACTCAGCCGACCCGATGATATTCTTTACGAAAGTTCCACGAGACATGATCATCTTCTGGAAATTACCATAGTCCGCTTTCAGTGCATTAATCTGCTGCTGAAGATAGGTAATGAAGTTCGTCTTCGCACCAGTATCAGGCTTAATGAACTTGAACGGCAATTCAATGTTAAGAAGGTCGACGCCTCCGGCATTGTCGTCCTTGTTCTTGACTGTTGCTTCTCCTGTCATCAGAAGTGAACCTACGATAATATCCATGCGCTTGTGAGCTGCCAAAAGTACCTGGCGGTAATCGTCATAGATGAAATTCACGATTTCCTGCATGGCTGCTACCTGGTCGGCAGGTTTAGCTGCATTGAACTTGTCAATCAAGTCCTGAAGCTCAGACAAGCGGTCAATGGAAATCTGGTAAGCATCGCCAAGATAAGCGATTTCACCATATCCTGAACCGATATTCCGGCGTTCACGGATAGGCTTCTCGCCATAACGAGAATTGATAGAACCAGCCATCACGCCAGTAACCTGACCGATGTAGTCCTTGAACACACGGGTAGTCGTTCTACGGAAATCAAGATACTGCTGCCAGTAGATTGTATCCTTACGAGTCTGAAGGACACGCTGGATAACGGCGTTTACGATATTGGGGTCGTTAAACAGAGTATGAATAGTTAGCATCATGTTTTACCTCCTTTCTTATTCGTTAAACTGGAAATGTGGCAAATTTTCTTTATCCTTTGCATGGAAAGGCATAGCCAACTTAGTAGGCTCAATCTCGAATGCACGCATAAGCAAAGCCACCAATACCGGACCTTCATCAATTTGCTTTCTCTCATACAAAGCTGAGTTAGCAACCACCTTTGGAGTAGTTCCGTTTACTGCTGTCGCTTCAAAAAGAACCGTTCCTGCATTCACTGTAGCACCAAAGTCTGCCGCCAATGTCAACTTATCGAAAGCCTTATCTGACTTGTCAATAGCGTTGATTGTAGCGCCATGGGAACCGTCACCAATGTGCATACCCACATAAGCCAAAGAGTTTTTCTTGATTTTCAATGTGGTATTGGAACCGGTGGTAAACTTTTCATAGACTTCTACACGGATAGCCACCTGAGCGGTCTTCTTCACCAAGTCGGCGGCAATCGGTGTAAAGGATGGAAGAAACGAACCAGCGACAAGGTTGGCCGTATCCAGTTTGTAAGGCCCTCTGCGTCTTACACCGGTAGAAACGTCATAGCGTTCCTCGATGGACGGTTCAGGCTCAATGTTGTACTTAAATCCTGCTGACATAAATTACTTGTTTTGTTGTTCGACAATAGATTTTGTGTCCGCCTCAATCATTTTGGCGAACTCACTTGCTTCCTTCTCCTGCTTCTGTTCGGCAGTTTCAGGAGCTTTGGAGAACTGAAACCCGTTGTTAGACATATCCTGCTTCATGTCCTTGAAATAAGTATCCAAGTCCGTGTTTTCAGGAATGTTGCGGTCTTTCAGCATAAATTCGGGAATACCATACTTCTTCGCCACTGCTGAAATCTGAGAATTGCGCTGCGCCTGCGCTTCATTTTCCTCCATTTTGGCCAGCTTGTCGGCAAACGGCTTGATACTGGCGGCGATGCCATCGGCAATCATCTTTGCGATGTCCGTTTCCTGTGGCTTTGGAGGGTCGTTTGGTTTCGGTGGTTCTGGTTTCGGATTCTCGATTGGTTTCCCGTCTTTCAGTCCATGCTTCTTCTCGTAGTTTGAAACAGCGGAAGTCTGCGCTTGTCCTGCACGGAAATCACCATAGTTTTGCATCACGTCCTGAAATGAGATACCCTCAACGATGGAGGTCACCTTCGTTTCGTCCGTTACACCCTCTGCCTTCTTTGTGGCGATACGGGTGAGTGTGGCAGTGTCCACCCCAGCGAATTTCTGTTGCAGTCCTGCCAAGATTTGTTCAAAGATTGTCATACCGTATGAGTTTGATTAATAATTTCATACGGTAAATTTACTTATAGAGAAAGGGAAGGGGAAATTTTAAGGCTAACGATACGA